GCGTTTGTCGATGGGAGGCGCATGTCTGGAGATATGAACACCAGCATGGGTAATTGCCTCATAATGTGCGCCCTTGTGTGGGCGTACGCGCGCGCGCGAGGTGTCCGAGTGTCCCTAATCAACAACGGCGACGATTGCGTAGTATTCTTGGATAGGGGCCAGCTTAAGCAGTTTATGCGTGGGCTGGATAGCTGGTTCCTGGAGCTGGGGTTTAAGATGACGGTGGAGGAACCCGTTTACGAGATTGAGAAGATTGAGTTCTGCCAGGCGCATCCCGTTGATGTAGGAGACGGTGAGTACCTGATGGTCAGGAATTTAGAGGCCTCTCTCGCGAAAGACGGTATTACTTTATCCGCTGTTGATCACCCCAATTCCGTGACATCCTGGTGTAGCTCTGTTGGTATGGGGGGAACCGCCCTTTGTGGCGGTATCCCGGTTTTGGGGGAGTTCTACGCTGCCTATGCGAGAGCCGGTGTCGTCAACCCTAAATGGGCAAAACGGTACGAGCTCTCAGGGCGCGATTTCGCCGCTGCCGGGATGGATCGTAGAGGTAAGCCGGTCTTGGCGGTGACCAGGGCTTCATATTATGTTGCCTTTGGTGTGCTGCCAGACATGCAAGTCGCCATGGAACAACACTGGCGGCGCTTCTGCGTCCCTTCAGGGCTACCACTCGAGCCTAGTGAACTTTTCCCCGAAGTTCACAACGCTCACACTTTGGCAATAACCTTCGCCAAGCACGACAAAGCTACGTGCTAAATTGTTATAAAATCCCTCACCAAAAAGATGGCTAAGTCTAAGTCTAAAACCATGGTCAAGTCGAAGAAGGCCCCCCAACGCGCTTCTGTAAATAGAGTAATGCGCCGGGGCCTTGATGCGCAGGCACTTGCCTGGGCCCGCCTGCTGAACGACCCGTGTGGTGCCCCTTTGGCCCATCCGTGTTTTGTAGGCAGCGATGGTGGTATTTTGACCCGCTTTGAAGGGTACTACGATGTCGGAACAGGAGCTACTGACACCTGTGGCATCTTTAGTTTCACCCCGAATGCTATTGGCAATATTACCGCTACCGGGCTAGGTCCTGCCATCGCCACTTACAGTGCCTCCAACCCGGGCACGCCCGCTGCGCTGCTTAATGCGGCCAGCGGGTCGCAGCCTGGGTATGCATTCCTTTCGCAAAATGCCACCGCGGTGCGCTGCGTCTCCGCCTGCATTCAGATTTTCTATGCTGGCACGGAGCTCAACCGCAGTGGCATTATTAGCTACGGTAATGTCTCTGGTGGCACTTTCCAGGTCGGCAGTTCAATCAATGTCAACAATTCTAGCAATGTTCTAGAGCATTTCACCCGCGTCCCC